AACGTGACCAAACATGGAGAGATAAACAAACTGAATTGTCTGGTGTTAAAGGTGCAACACAAGAATGTGATTGTGACTTTGCAACATCAGGTAATCAAGTTATTAATGTCAGTGTATTAGAGTTTTATAAAACCACATTTATAAAAGATCCTGTAGAAAAACGTGGTAATAACCAGGATTATTGGATATGGGATTATCCTAATTATAGTAAAAACTATTTATTGGTAGCAGATTGCGCACGAGGCGATGGTGGAGATTTCAGTGCTTTTCATGTTATAGACATTGAAAACATGGAACAAGTAGCTGAATATAAAGGACAGTTAACAACTAAAGATTTCGGTAATTTATTAGTCGGTGTTGCAACTGAATATAACAATGCCCTTTTAGTTGTTGAAAATAACAACGTTGGTTGGGGAACTCTACAACAAATTATTGACCGAGATTATCAAAATACTTTTTATAGTTCAAATGATTTAACTATAGTCGATGTAGAAAGAAATTATAGTAATAAGTTAAACAGTGCTGAGAAAAAAATGGTGCCGGGATTTACAACTACAAGCAAAAATAGACCGTTGGTTATCAGTAAATTAGAGAGTTTTTTCAGAGAAAAAACTGTTATTATAAAGTCTCTCAGATTATATGAAGAATTAAACGTTTTTGTTTGGAACGGACCAAAGGCAGAAGCAATGCGAGGATATAATGATGATTTAGTTATGTCATTTGGTATAGGATTGTGGGTACGGGATACAGCGTTGAGATTACGTAATGATCAGATTATGATGAATAAAATGTTATTAGGAAAAATTAATAAAGTTTCTTGTCCCGTCATTTCAAATCAAAATTATAATGTTCTCAATCAGACTAATCCACATAATAATTGGGAATTTTCAACCTCTGATGGTAAGAAAGAAGATTTAAAGTGGTTATTGTAAATACTTATATATACGACATCATATGACAGAACAATCATTCCAAGAATTAAGATCTAGATCGTTATTTGCTAGATTAAAAAAGCTGTTTTCAAATGACGTTATAGTTCGTAATATTGGCGGTAAAAAGTTAAAAGTAATTGATACCGAAGATATTTTTTATGCAACAGATCGTGCATCATTACGTGATCGTTTCAATCGTCTAAGAACATCTGCTTACAATCAATACACCAGAGATTTTAATTTAAGTTATCAAAGCAGTCGTGTTGAATTGTTTAGAGATTATGACACAATGGACATGGACCCTATTTTAGCATCGGCATTAGATATTTATGCTGATGAATGTGTCACTAAAAATGAATTAGGCCAAATTTTAATTATAAATTCAACAGATGATAATATTCGTAGTATTTTACACAACTTATTTTATGATATTTTAAATATTGAATTTAATTTATGGAGTTGGATACGTTGTTTAACCAAATACGGTGATTTTTACCTAAGATTATTTATCAGTCCAGAATATGGTGTTTATATGATTGAACCACTTAGTTCATATTATGTTACACGTGTAGAAAACGCACATCTACAAGACAAAAGTTATGTTAAATTCCAAGTAAATCTTCCATATGGTAATAAGATTGAAGATCTTGAGAATTTCCAAATGGCGCATTTTAGATTATTAAGTGATAGTAACTTTTTACCTTATGGTAAGAGTATGTTAGAAGGTGCACGTCGTGTTTGGAAGCAATTAAGTTTGATGGAAGACGCAATGTTAATTCATCGTATTATGCGTGCTCCAGAAAAACGTATTTTTAAAGTTGACATCGGCAATATTCCTCCAAATGAAGTTGACAATTATATGAATAAGATTGTCAATCAAATGAAGAAAACACCATATTTGGATCAACAAACAGGTGACTATAATCTTCGTTTTAATCTTCAAAACATGATTGAAGACTTTTTCTTGCCAGTTCGTGGTGGAGACAGTGGTACAAGTATCGATAATTTGCCCGGTCTTGAATGGACAGGTACTGACGATATTGAATATCTACGTAACAAAATGATGGCAGCACTTAAGATTCCTAAAGCGTTCTTAGGTTATGATGAAAGTCTAAGTGGTAAAGCTACATTAGCAGCAGAAGATATAAGATTTGCTAGAACCATTCAACGTATTCAGAATATTGTTATAAGTGAATTAAATAAAATTGCTGTTGTACATTTATATAGTCAAGGTTACAGAGATGAAAGTTTGGTTAATTTTACATTACAGCTTACAAATCCTTCAACGATATTTGAAAAAGAGAAACTTGAAGTTTGGAAGAGTAAAGTTGAAGTCGGTAAAGAAATGCAAGAAAACAAGTTGTTCAGTAAAAAATGGATTTATGAAAACGTGTTTGGATTAACAGACCATGATATGATTACACTACAAAAACAACTTGTTGACGATAGTAAAGGTTTATATAGATTTAAGCAAATTGAAGAAGACGGTAATGATCCTGCACTTTCTTTCTTAAAAGCTAAAGAAGAAGCTGGAGATGGTTCTAAAGGCGAAGGTGATAAGGGTATTGAATCCGATGAACCTGAAGTGGGTGGTGAGTCTTCAATCGAAAAACCAACAGATGGTAAGGAAGAACCTGGTGCTACAGGTATTGAGGCTCCTAAATTAACCGAAAAGAAATCACAAAAAGGTAGAAAAGATGCACGTAAATATCCATTTGGTGAAGACCCTTTAGGAACACTTGAATTAAATAGTAACTCTGATTTATCTCCTCGTCATAATTATAGAAATAAATCACCATTATCGTTGGAAAGTTTATCACAATTCTATGCTTCTATATCTACAACTAAAGAGGTTTTAAGTGAAGAACTTAAAAATCAAAAATCTTTTATGGATGAATCGAACATAAAGGAATAATTAAAAAAAATGATAAATATAAAAAATAAGAAATTATTATCTATTTTTAAATATATTTATAAATAATACTATATGCGTAAGTTAAAACATTCTAAATTCAAGAATGCTGGAATTCTGTTTGAACTTCTAACCAGACAGGTCACGGCTGATATCCTAGCAGGCCGTGATGAGTCTTTTACAAAAAATTTGATGTTCAAATATTTTCACGAAAGCAAAGAGCTCGGCAAGGAAGTTCAATTATACAATTTTTTTGTAGGTAACAGCGTAAAAGATGAATATTCAGCCGAGAGAATTGTCAACGTTGTTTTACAAGCCAGAGCAAAACTAAACGAACGTGAATTACAAAAACAAAAATATGAATTAATCAAGGAGATTAAAGAAAAATATCCTATTGAAGATTTTTTAAAATCCAAAGTCAAAAATTATAGACTGTATGCATCTGTTTATAAACTTTTTGAAAATTATATCAACGTAGAAAACAAATTTGAAGTTTCTGAAGCAATTCAAGCAAGAGAATTTATTGTTGAAAATTTAACAAACAAAAAAGAACAAAGTCAAAAAGATGATTTAAATGTTTATAACGAACAACCACATGATGTTCGTTTAATGGCATATAAATTCTTGATAGAAAACTTCAATAAGAAATATATTAACTTACTTCCAGATCAAAAAAATCTTTTAAAGAATTATATAACAAATATATCAAATACAAACAAGTTTACAGCTTATGTTTCAGAAGAATATAAGAGAGTTGTAATTGAGTTAAAACAGTATGTCGATAAAATCGAATCAGGTGTTACTAAAATTAAGTTAAATGAAACAATCAGTCAACTTAATTCAAAAAATATTGTAAATATTGTAAAAGAAAATCAATTAACAGCTTTGATGATGAGTTATGATTTGTTAGAAGAACTTAAAAAAGTAAATTCAAATGAAAAAAGAAGCGTTTAAACAAATTTTAAAGAAAATTGTAAAAGAAGAATTGGAAACAATTCAAACAGATGAAGCTACAACAAGTGCGGCTGTACCAGGTGTAATGACACCATTTGCCTTTGCGCCCGGTGGTAAAGGATTAAAAAGAAGAAAGCAAATTGCAACCGCAGCTTCGGGATATGAATTGGTTAATTCGAATGTAAACGAGGTGGATCGTGATCCACTTCAAGATCCTGGTTTAGACGGAAAGGAACAATCTATGCTACCTACTACAGAAACTAAAGGTAAAAAGGCTCACAAAAAAGAAGAAAAGCCAAAAATTACTAAGACTGATTTAGATCAAACAAAAAATCAAAAAATTGATACGGGTGATGCCGTTGTTGCTCATAAGAAAAGTATTTATGCAGCAAAGTCTGGTAGAAAGAAAGATGCCGAGTTCTACGATAAGGTAAGAACTTTGGTACAAAAACACTTAAAAAAAAAGTTTAACGAAGGATACACTGGGTTAAAGTACGAACAAGAAGTTCCTACAGCTGCTTCTACTACTACCAGTCAACCATCTGCACAAGAACCGTCTACACCAAAACCACAATCTACAGGTGGTTCGGTTAAGGCAGTAAATGTATTTCCTGAATTATCAAGTTTTGAACAAAAATTACAATCTAGTACCGAAGAGTTTAAAGAAGAATTGCAAAATAAGTTAAATTCACAATTTCAAAACAAAAAGGTAATGTTACGTGGTTCTAAAGGATACGGACAACCAGAAAAAGATTATATAGTTAACGTAATAGACACTAAAATAGACTATTACTACGGTAACTACAAGTTAATTATAGTTGGTAGAGAAGAACAAAAACAAAAGGTACACGAATTCTTCTTAAACGTTGGTTTTAAAGTAAAAGTATTAGGAGCAGCAGATGCACTTAAACCTAAAGATTTAGCAGCAATTGAGAAATCTAAAACACTAACAGGTCAAGAAACTCCTTCTCAAAAACCAACGAATACGTTGACAACCGATAAACCAAAAGAAACTCTACAAGGACAAGAACCACAACAAAAACCAACTAAGGCGCCTACTGCTTCAGTTAAACCACAGGCTTAATATATGAAACAAGTATTAATTGACACACTTCCATTTGAATTTGAAAAAACTTCACTAAATGAGTCTGTAAAAGATGGTAAGTTTTTAGTAAGTGGTGTTCTTCAACGTGCTGAAGCTAAAAACCAAAACGGCAGAGTTTATCCAGAAGAAATTTTGAAGAGAGAATCTCAAAAATATATGGATAACTTTGTAAAACAACGTCGTGCTATGGGTGAATTGGATCATCCAGAAAGTAGCGTTGTTAATCTTAAAAATGTCAGTCATAACATTATAGATATGAACTGGGATGGTAAAGATTTAGTAGGCTCTGTTGAAATATTACCAACACCAAGTGGTAATATTCTTAGAGAACTACTTAATTCTGGTATTTTATTAGGTATAAGTAGTCGTGGCATGGGTAGTGTAAAGAAGGATATGAAAGAAAATGCTGATGTAGTACAAGATGACTTTGAACTCATCGCATTTGACTTTGTAAGCAATCCAAGTACACACGGAGCATTCATGTATCCTCAAGGTAAAATAAACGAGGGTAAAGAATCGGTATCACAACTAAACGTTTATGAAAATGTTGACCGATTGATTCAAAAAATTTTGAGTGAATTGTAATGTCAAATTATCTTAAAAAGCAACAAATTAAAGATAAGTACAATCATGTTAAAAAACTGATTGAGTCTAGAAATATTAAGCTTACAAAACAACAAAAAAAGATTTTTTTGGAGTCTATTAAGTTAAGTTCGATTGTAAGTGAAGCTAAGTTCGCTTACGTAGCATTGAATACTCGCGGAAAAGAGGTACAAGGAGTACTTGATGTACCAACACAAGCTGCAGCTATTGATCGGCTTAGGGACATGGGATTTCTCCCTACAAAAGTTGAAAAACAAAAATCTACAAATCCAACGGGCGCCTCTGGTGCTGTTGGTACTACAGGCGGTGGTTCTTTTAAAGATCGTAACATAAAATCAGCTGGTGCACAAAGTACATTGGGTGCTTTAGGAAAAGGTATTGCAGGTATATTACCTGGCGTCGGCAGAACATCAAGTAGTGGATTTACAAAATTTGGTGAATACGGACCTGAAATGATTAATTTTAGTGATTTAACTAATAGAGATTATTTTAAAGCTAAAGCTAGTAAAACGTTTGGTAAAGGAAATACATATAGTAATTTTATTACAGCTGTTTTAAGATCTTTTAAGAAAGAATTAACAGACGATATTAATGGACTTACAAACGATCTTTCAACCGTTGAAGAAAAAGAACGTATAAATGATTTCAAAAAAGCATTTGATGATAAAGAAACAGGCATCGCAAACAAAATTATCAAATTTATTGTTTTTTATGAACCAGAAACAAATCCGAGTAATAACCTAAGAAAAAAAATAATAGCACATTTAAAAAAGGTTAACTCCGAGAAAAAAGAAGAACCTAGTGCTCCATCTGCACCCACTACACCGGAGCCAACCGCTACACCGGCTACATCAGGATCTACTGCTACACCGGCTACATCAGGATCTACTGATACGCCGGCTACATCAGGATCTACTGATACGCCGGCTACATCAGAACCAACTAAACCAACATCAATGTTACCGCCACCGCCAGAAATAAAAGTTTCTACTAGATCTTCTGATACATCTACGGTTACTGAAGCTGATGGTAAGTCTGACACGGAAGAAGAAGATTTTACAATTTATGAAGACATGTTGGATTT